TTGATCACAGGCACACAAAATACTGTCATTGAAGTTTATCCTTTCGTATCAAAAGCATCAGATGCTAAGAACGACACAGGCGCTTCAAACTATTATAAAGAAGTGATTTACAGAACATCAGAATATGTTCACTGGTTGGGTCACACCAATCTCGGTGCGAACGTAACAAACTGGGGTTCAGAGGCTGCAAATGGTGTTGACTTTGCTCGTAATAACTCGGCAAATACTCAATCACTACAAGGCGGTACGCTTGTAACTGCAACAGAAGGCAATTTAACATACGGTTGGGATCGTTTTGAGCAGTCAGAAACAGTTGATGTTTCTCTACTCATGACATCAAACGCAGAAGCAACAGTAGGAGGATATGTCATTGATCTTGCTGCAGCAAGAAAAGATTGCGTTGCTTTCGTATCCCCACCACTTACTGCTTGCCAGTCAGCTGACCCAGTTTCAGCAGTTGTTACTTACAAGACAGATACTCTAAACAAATCAACCAGCTATGCAGTAATGGATAGCGGTTGGAAGTATATGTACGACAAGTATAACGATGTGTATCGTTGGGTGCCACTCAATGGTGACATTGCTGGTCTCTGCGTACGCACTGACACAGAACGTGATCCTTGGTTCTCACCAGCTGGCTTCAATCGCGGGCAAATTCGCAATGTTGTAAAACTTGCTTATAACCCAAGCAAGTCTCAGCGCGATGAACTATATCGCAACAGCATTAATCCTGTGACTTCGTTCCCAGGTGAGGGTACTGTTCTATTCGGCGACAAGACGATGCAAACAAAAGCATCTTCGTTCGATCGAATCAATGTACGTCGCTTGTTTATTGTTCTTGAGAAGGCTATCTCGAGAGCAGCGCGCGCAAGCCTCTTTGAGTTCAATGATGAATTTACACGCTCCAGCTTCGTAAATCTAATTGAGCCATTCCTCAGAGAAGTACAAGGTCGTCGTGGCATTTTCGACTTCCGTGTTGTTTGTGACGCAACGAACAATACACCTGAAGTCATTGACCGCAATGAGTTTGTCGGAGATATTTACATCAAGCCAACAAGATCAATCAACTTCATTCAGTTGAACTTTGTTGCTGTTCGTAGCGGTGTAACCTTCGACGAAATCGTTGGACGCTTCTAATAAATAGGATTAACGGCTAGGAGAAAGCAAAATGGCTTTTAATGTATACGATTTTAGATCATCATTGCAATTCGACGGTGCACGTCCTAATCTATTTGAAGTAAATATCAACTTCCCTGGATTTCTTGGCGAAAGTACTGCGCGTAGACAAATGACGTTCTTATGTAAGTCTGCACAACTACCAGGATCAATTGTGTCACCAGTTCAGTTATTCTACTTCGGTCGCGAAGTGAAGTTTGCTGGTAACAGAACATTCCAGGATTGGACAGTGCAGATTATTAATGACGAAGATTTTAGAGTAAGAAATGCCTTCGAAAGATGGATGAATGCTCTAAACAGTCACCAGACTAACCTTCGCAATCCAGTCGCCGCAACGCCAAACGGATATACAGCTGACGCAGTTGTAAATCAATATGGTAAGTCAGGCGATATTATTAAGAGTTACAAATTCGTTGGTATGTTCCCAGTTGACGTCACGCAAATTGACCTCGATTGGGGTGCAAACGACCAGATCGAAGAGTACGCAGTGTCATTCGCATATCAGTACTGGACTGCTGCTGGCGTAACGACTTGATTCTTGACTTACTTCTTTTTCTAGAGTAGGTCAATCCACATGATGACATCTCAGGTTTAAATTATGAATATATTCGGTTTTGAGATTTTACGCAAAAGAGAGGAAACTCTCGATCCACTAGTCACACCTTCTGTTGTCACACCACAGATCGAAGACGGAGCCATCAATATTTCAGCGGGATCCCACTATGGTATCTACGTTGATATTGACGGCTCATATCGTTCTGAAGTGGACCTCGTTACAAAATATCGTACAATGGCTATGCAACCAGAAGTTGAACAAGCCATTGAAGATATTGTTAATGAGTCTGTAGTGCATGATGAAGAAGGTAACTCTGTTAAGATTATGGTTGATGAATTAGAACAACCAAAATCAATCAAAGATAAAATTAGCGAAGAATTTGCAAATGTACTTCGACTGTTAGATTTTAATAACAACGGTGCTGATATTTTCCGTCGTTGGTATGTTGATGGTCGTTTATATTTCAACGTAATTATTGATCCAAGTAATCCGCGAGCAGGCATACAAAGTTTGATCAATATTGATCCAAGACGCATTCGCAAAGTTAGAAACGTAAAAAAGAAAAAAGATAAAGTTACACAAGCAGAAGTTATTGATAATATTGAAGAGTATTTCATTTACAATGAAAAAACATTAAACAATACAACAAGCAATCCAATTTTAACTGGCAACTATTCAGGTGGAACAAAACTCACAAAAGATTCAGTTGTATACTTAACATCAGGTTTGTATGATCCTGCTCGCTCTACTGTTTTAAGTTATTTACATAAAGCAATTCGTCCTATGAATCAATTGCGCTTTGTTGAAGACGCAATTGTGATTTACCGCTTGAGTCGTGCTCCAGAACGTCGCGTATTTTATGTCGACGTTGGTAACATGCCTAAGATGAAGGCTGAGCAATACTTGCGCGATCTTATGGTCAAATATCGTAACAAACTTGTATACGATAGCGCAACAGGCGAAATTCGCGACGACCGTCGTCAGTTGTCAATGCTTGAAGATTTCTGGATGCCTCGTCGTGGCGAAGGTAAGTCTACAGAAATCACAACACTTCCAGCAGGTCAAAACCTTGGCGAATTGGAAGACGTTAAGTATTTTGAACGTAAACTTTATAAGTCTTTGAACGTCCCAATCTCTCGTTTAGAGGCACAACCAGGATTTACACTTGGTCGTTCGAGCGAAATTACTCGAGATGAACTCAAGTTTATGCGATTTATTGAAAAATTGCGCGCTCGTTTCTCAATTGTATTTGATGAACTTATGGCACGCCAACTTTCTTTAAAGGGTATTTGCACTCTTGACGAATGGGACGAGTTTAAACAATCAGTACATTATGATTTCCTTAAAGACAACAATTTTGCTGAACTTAAAGAAGCTGAACTACTGCAGAATAGAGTCGCTTTGCTTAATGTTGTTGATCCATACGTCGGTAATTACTTCTCAAAAGCGTGGGTTCGTAAGCATGTTCTCAACTTAACAGAAGATGACGTTAAACTTATGGAACAACAAATAGCTGAAGAACTAGCAAATCAAGAAGTGAGCACTGATTTGCAAGGGAACCCAACAGAAAATGGTCAACAAATGCAGCCTGAACCTGAAGAAGATACAGGTGCTGTAGCAAGTTCTAATGATATAAATACGAAGGTTAAAGAATTATTTTAAGAGGGAAATATTATGTCTAATTTCACTGATTTTGCAGTTCAACAAGACGTTATGTCATTTAAAGATCAATTTGATACCGCTATTGCAGATAAGGTTGCTGCAGCATTAGCACAAAAGAAACTTGAAGTAGCACAAACTTTCTTCAATCAACCAGAAATTGCTCAAACGGAACAAGAAACATAATAAAATGGCATCATTTAAAGAGCTTCGCGCAAAAAGAAAACCGTATCAAGATGCACCAGCAATGTTGGTGCTTAAAAGAGTTGGAATCCGTAATTATCCAAACGGTCAACAAGTTGCGCTTTATCACAATTCAGCTCTTGATTTGAACATTAGCGTGCCATTTAAGGGCAGTTCTTTAGATCCAGATGGAATCACTGCAGCTCCTGTCGGTTCTTTAATTCCCAGCATTTCAGAAGGTGTGATTGGCACATTAAAAAGTATTGCTCAATCGCAACAAGCAGGAAAGGTGAGTTTCAATAATGGAACTTCAGAAGAAGTAAATCCTGCAATTGCTCAACAAATTATTGATGTGCATTCACAATTAGATAATTCAAATAAAGATAAGTTTGAAAGACTTGTGAATGTTGGTCCAGCTGGACTACAAAAAATTACGCATTGGCTTAAAACATTAGAATCATCTAAATGAAAAGATTTAAGACATTTGTAGTAGAAGAAGAAACTAAAGAAGTTGAAGAACAACTTGATGAGGCGTCTTCAGCTTTTAAAACGCGCAAAATTGGTCGCATGAAACTTATCCCAATTCGTTTTCGTACGG